TCGACTCGAGCAGCCAAGGTGCTCTGGTCGCCGAAAGATGGATCACCCTGCGTGCTCACGCCGGATACAGCGGCAATCGTCACGGTGTCGGTCAGGAGGTGCGTGAAGCTAGGCACAGGCAATCCTCCTGTATGGATCCAACATGGTCTGAACGGCTTTCGGTATCCCGTGTGCCCGATCCGTTGTGGCCATGCCGTAGCTAACCTGCCAAGACAGCAGCCTCTCCGCGCTCACACGCGGGTCCCGCCCCTTGGCCCGGTACCGCGCGGTTATCAGCTGCAGACAGGCATCCTCGAGGTCGTACGGGAGGCTCCGCTCAACGGAGTCATCATCCGCGTACTGCTGGGGTGTGTAGTAGCCACCGGTGTACGTCACGACGTAGGACAGCTTCTCGCTGCCCGGGAGCGCATCACCCAGGGTATTTGATGCCAGCTGCGCGGTCCAATTGAACCCGTACTGCCGATAGATGAATCCTGCCTCTGCGTCCTCAACGCTGTAGGTTGTGGCGTCCAGGGCGGTGCCCTCGTAGGTGATGCTGTCGATTGTGCCGACAATTGGCGTTCGCGCGACAACGAGCCGTGTCCCGCCAAAGCCCGGGATCGACTCCTCAATGTCAGCTTCATAGTAGAATGTGCGGTTGCAGTACCGTCGGATAGCGTCGGAAGCAGCGTTGATCAGCCGGGATACATAATCGTTCTCGGTGTCACCACTGATCCCCAGCTCCGTCTTCGCCTCGGCTAGCGTTGTCAGGGCATGATCTGTCAGCGCTACGGCCATCCTTCAGCCTCTCCTCTGTCGCGACAATCAACCTGGCTGTCGCCTCATCCACTGCCAACCCTCGCTCAACAAGGAGCCTCGCGTGCTCCTTAGGGGCCATGCTTGGCCGATGCCTGCGACGTCGACCAAGCATCGCGCCTACTTACGTTTGCCGCCACCGAAGGGGTGATCGCCCTTGTCGTGCTTCGCAAGCATGGCCTCTTCCCGCGCATGCTGCTTGGCGATCTCCTGCTGCTCGAGCACCCGCTTTGAGTCCCTGACGTGCTTCAGTTCCTCGGGGGTCATTGCGGACTCGGGGATGTTCTCGCCCTTTCGCGCAACAGGCAGACCCTCGTACGGCCGTGCGACACCTTTTTGGATCAGATGATCAGCCAAGGGTTTTGCAAACCCAGCACGCTCACCTTTCTGATAGGCGTCCCACCTACGATCAAACACGACGTTATAGACTTTCTCGCTCACAAATCACCCCATCCATTCAGGACAGACTAGTTCCTCAATCAGTCGCCGCTACGCGACGGGCGTGGCCTCTTTGCCGCCGAGAATGCACGCCGCGGTCCACTCAGCGGTGTCGGTCGACGTATGGCTCAGATCGAGAGTCACATTGAACCGAACATAGCGCTCTAGGCCACGCAGGCTCAGAGCGAGCTCAATGAGCAGATCCTCAGTCGACCCACCAGTGTCGCCGGTGGCCTCAACAGTCGAAGCCTGCAGGGCAACGGCAGTGTTCCAAGTGGAGTTGTCTGCGCTGTCCTGATATTCAACAGCGATCGATGCCGTCTTGGCCTCGGTCAGCACCGCTGAGCCGGTGAGCACGAAAGCACAGGAGTCATACCCCTGCCTGTCGATCGACTCGCCGGTAACCTTGACGTTGTCTTCCGTCGCAGCCGCGACGGTCATGAGAGGATCTGCAGACGAGTCTTGTGCATAGGCAGCCAAAACCGCATGGATGGCACCAGCGATGTCTGTACTCGGTGCTATGATCATTTTCTTCTCCTTCACTTCCCGTTGTGGGCCCCGGACCACTTCGTCAGGCTAGGGGCCACTTCGCCACACCGCCCACGTTTTCTTAGGCGCCCCAATCACATGCCTTGATCACCGCCACTTCCTTGCCGTCATGAAGGCAAGTGAAGTCGACCCGCTTCCGAACGACGACGACGGTCTGATCGTTGGACAGGCCTGACACAACTGCCGATGTATCGGAGTCGTAGTAGGCGCCGCCCTTGACGACCTCGAGGGTAGTCTCTTTGGTTTCACCGATCACAGCCGTCTGGAAATCAGCGAAATAGACCTCGGACTCGTCGGCCGATCCAACAACCGAAAGGTTGTTTGGGATCTGAGTCGTCGAAGCGAACGGGAACCCAAACAGCAAACCCTTGTCCATCGACTGGAACATGGGCAGGTTGAGAGAGTTCAGCACCGTACGCAGATGCCACTCGGTCCGCTTGGAGAAAATCCAACCACAGCGCAGCATTTTGACGTTGTAGTTGGCCAACTTTTGGATTGCTCGTCCAAGGTCAGCATAGATCTCAGCAGCAGTCGCTGCCGCAGCCGCGTGCGTGATGTTGAACGCGTTCGAGGAATCGACACGATAATACATCCCGCGTGGAGCGTTGGCAGATCCGGTGCCGCGGATGAAGGCCAAGTCCTCGGCCTCTTCGGCCGCTCTCTTGCCCTCGTCCTCGATCCACTCATCGGCAAGACCAGAGGCATCCTCGAGTAGCTCGTTGGAAACCGGAATGACAACCATGAGCTTCTTGGCGTTCATTGTCACCATGCGCTCGGCCGGAGCGCTCGATCCAGCAACGGCGTTCTCACCCACCCAGTTTGCGGTCGCGCCAGAGCTTCCGCCCGGCAGCGAGATCGATCCGTTTTTCATTGGGACAACACGGGCATTCAACGTACGCACTGCGGAGCCAGCCCCCAGCGAGTCGATGAACTCACCCATTTCTGGCTGCACCAGATAGCCACCGGACCCGCCCGTCAGCGTGCCGAGCGCCTTTAACACAGTGTCGTTCCCGCATTCCTTGGCGAGTTCCACGGCTCTTTGCTTGTCGCCGTTTGCACCAGCCAAGCAGCGGATGAACTGTGCGGCTGCTCGAGTCTTACTGATCTCGATCCCCTTCACAGGAGCGGTCACAGCCGCAGCGATAGGATTGCTGGCCTGGGCCTTGTACTGCTCTTCAACTCGGGCCATCCGCTCCTCGACGATTTCGGCCACCATGGGGCCGACCTCAGTCTTCAGGAGCTCCTTCAATTGGTCCATGCTCGTGATTTTCACCGTCCACTCCTACGCCTTCCCGCTCCCACGAGATCCAAATCAACAATTCCCTCAGTCCAGCCGGCCCTGTCGGCGGCGAACTAGGTCGTCAACCTTCTCCTTGACCATTGACCCCAGCGTATCGCGCAACGCATCTCGAACGTCGTCAAGCCCTAGCTCTTCACCAGCGTCTTTGGCTGCGTCGTCTGCGTCCTCAATCTCCAGCAAGACACCGTCGTCATCATCGAGCGCAGCTTGCACGGCATCATCATCGGTTGCCCCGCAGACGATTTCCTCGACGGCATCCCTGGATGCCTCAAGATCACTCAACCGCTGCTCGATGGCCGCAAGCCGCTTTGTGGTTTCATCGTCGGGCTCGCTCTGTTCCGACCCGGAGCCCTTTGCCGCCACATCACCATCACCACACTCGCCTGACTCCGGGCCGGAGGGGACAACTGTGTCGTCTGTGTCGTTCGTGTCGCTCTTGTCGCTGGACGCAACAGGTACCACGACGACAGGATCCGCCGCAGCCTTGTGTACAGCCTCAAGGGTTTCGCGCGGAAGCAACAAGCCGCTGTCGCCATCAAGCGCCATCTCAGCCCACGAAACCATGGGCGCCAGGTCGATGCCCTTCGACCGCGCTTCCAACAAAGCCTCGGGATTGGATGGCACAGCCAGAACACTCCACTCGAGCAGGATCTGTTTCAAGAAATCAACAGCGTATTCGCCGCGTTCCTGGTTGTATCTCCACTGGATCGGCAAAAATCCAACGGAGCTCGAGCGCACATAACCACCCTTGGCCAGCTTGAACGTCATGTAACCGAACGGGTTCTCATCCTGATCGGTGAACTGCGCGCGGCTTTTGAGTTGCCCGTCCTCGACCCACGTCGCAAGGGGTTTGGCAACCGGTGGCGCTTTACGATCATGCGCCCAAAGCACCGAACCGCCCTTGATGAAATCGTTGAGCTGCCATCCGTTCGGATCGATCGTGTCATTGTCACGGTCGACCGCCGCAGTGCTGATAACCCAGGTCAGTGTTCTGGGCTCAGTGTCCGAGACATCGTCCTTGACGATTTCAGTCGGTCCAAACTTGACCGGGGCGAGATTGAGAGTACCGTTCTTGTTGTCGTGTTGACGTGCCGCCTGCTTGAAACGCGACACGTCGACCCGAACCATCTCAGCTTTTTGACTCATTAGCTCGACGATACAAGCCAAGCGTAGAGTCTTCTACGGTGTAAAAATAAAGTGTCGCCGTATTTCGATGTAACCTTATGAAACCAAAGCGAGATTCATCTCATAAAGTGTCACGCAAAGACGCGGCGAACCGCAGCATTCACTTCCCTGCGCTGAGTGTCAAACGCACGCTTCGCCGCGGCCCGCATGGCATTCTCCCAGGGCACCAACCGACGGTCATAGATCTTCCACACTTCACCGAGTGCTTTGGCTTCCTTTGGTTCACCAATAACTGCCACAGTTGTGCACCTACAGTTAATGTCCATCTCGGGAGCGCCGAACTCACCGGGGTACATAGCCGAGTAATTGTCGACTACGAAGGGTTCATCCAGGCCAACTGGGTCGGCGATCCCCAATCGCTCGTGTTCGTCACGTGCGTTGCCGTCGTAGGTAGCCACCCACTGCCGCTGCTGCACCACCCCGGAGATCTTATGCGCCGCGTAGGTCGCGTGATTACTGGCGCCCAGCACCTCGGTCCGTGCAATGCGTTCGGCCCGGTACCCCTTGGCCAAATCAAACACCGAGGTCACCCGCTTCGACAAATCAGGTATACCCTCTCCTGCACGCACACCCTCGATGAGGGTTCGGTTCAAATTGTTCCTGGTGGTCTCGTTGATCAGTTTGATCTTGTTGTTCTCCCAGTTGTCGAAAAACTCCGCGGTCAAGGGATTGATGAGATCGAACCCGACCGCGACACCCAGCTCGTCGAGTACCTCGTCGCCCCACTCCTGCATGTTGTGCCTGTGTAGTGCGTACATCTCATCCTTCATCCGCTCTGGCCGGAGGTCCTCGAGTACACGGTTCACAAGCACCTGGTCATCGTCTTTGTGCTGGGTCAGCAAGATAGGTTCCCGCACCACCGCCGGGCCGGTGGACAACTCGACAACCGCAGCACTAGTCGGTGACTGCGGGATCAGGTTGACTGGCACATAGTGGATGTCGTCGATCTCGCCACGATGCTCGAGCCCCTGCATCTCTCGCCACTCACCGCGTGTTGCGTAGTGGGGGGCGGCCTTCATGGCGTTGAGCTCAAACTCATCGTCCTCTGGGACTGGTGAGTCATACTCAAGGATCAGCCGCTCGTCGTACATCGGTATCAACCGCTGCTGCTGTTTGAGCCTCAGTCGCTCGCAGCGAGGGACCACTGTCTCGGATGCGAAGAACCGCAACGCCTCGCGCACTGTAGACCGGTTGCTATTTGTCAAGATACCGAGCACTTCCGGCGGTATCCCGAACGTGTGAACAAACGCATCACGAAGGGATCCCTGGAGCTCGACGATCTTGAGCTCATCAAATCGCGAATTCAGCTCTTTGACGTCCATCTTGCCACCGTGGAAGTAAGCCCGATGCGCCCGATTGTAACCAAGGTGTTGTTGCCGGAAGCCCTCAGCCGTGCGCTTGATTTCCTCCGGACTTGCGCCCTCGATACCAACCATCATGTCCGGCTTGGCGCGGTTGTAGAAAAAGGCCTTGACGTACTTGGCTGCGTAATCGGTCGTATCGATCTCGTCGCCAAGGGACTCACCCAACCCAGAACCTCGGCCGTACGGCTCCACTGGATCCAGGTCGCGAAACCACAACATGTCTTCGACCGGAGAGAAGAAAGACCTCCCACTGATCTTGATTTCGTAGTGCTGCTTGTTGAGGCTCGGTGTCTGCCGGATCCAGTGCGGCGGCAACGGCCAATACGCAGTGGGCTGATTGAACGCACCGCGCTGCAGGTTCCAGAAGGACTCACCGACCACATCCAGATAGATCTGGGTCAGCCGCCTGGCCTCGAATCCACTGTGCTCGTCATTTGCGATGTCGAGCATCCTAGCGAATGGGTGGTCCTGCACCTCCTCGAGCTCCCCTTGCCGCTTGTACCTGGCGAGCTCCTTCTTGCGCTCATCTCTCTCGATGATCTGTCCGGTGCGGACATGCTTGGCCTTGCCGCTCTTGCTGCGCACGGCATACAGCCGCCAGTGCACCGAGGCGACGTGGTCGGCGATCTTGGCCACCACGGATCGAAACTGCGGCACCTGCTTGTAGGCCGCTATCAGCTCCGCCGTGTTCCGTGCGGTTGGTGTCTTTCCCAACAGCATGCGATAGAGCGCATGCACCTCCTGTTGCTCACCCTGAGCTTTTGGTGCCAATCTCCTCGCCAACCGTTCACGCCACCCCGCCATCGGACTCTCCTACTGTTTGCTGTTACACCCAAATGCCAAAAAATGCTTCTTCGCCAACATCGGCGAATGCAATCGCTACGGCGTCGGCCCTGTCCGGGCTTCGCCCCAAGCGCTTCTTCATGTCCTCCTTTGCCTCGATGGCCACACGTCCCTGGCTGTCCGGCTTCCATCGGAGCATGGCGAGCTCGTGGGCCAGATCCTCATCCGCCGGGTCGAGGTCAATGTCGCCACGCTCAAATCGCTCGCGTAGACCCCAGAACCATTCGGCCCGCGCGTTGACAAACCTCTCTGGGTCGCGCGCCTTTGCCCCTGCGTTCGCGCCGACAAATGGTTGCTTCAACTCCTTGCCGCGGTCGACCACACCGGCACCGATGCCGACGACGTCGATTTTCGCGCGCTCCGCTCCGGTCTCTTTGAGAGCCTGCAACGTATGTCCAGTAGTGGCCATAGTATCGAGCTTAGCATAGTCGCCACGCACACGTACAACAGAGCCGCGGCGCTCCGCGATGACGCTCTTGTCGGTGCCCGAACGCGCGACATCGACACCGAGCTCCACCGGCTCCCCGGGTTTGAGTTCTCGCTGTTGCGCCTGCTCTATCCATGACAACGGGATGAGTGCATCGGGGCTGCTGCTTGGGAATTCACCCAGTACCCTGCTGAGGTAGAAGGGGCTTTCCGGCCCCCAACGCTTGTAGCGTGTGGCTACCCAGTCGGGTGTCACAAGCTGCGGATACGGCAGCTCACCAGTGATCTTCTGCTGCCAGGTGTCGTTGGCGATGTCTTCCTTGGTGATACCGAAGGTGGTGAAGTTCAGGGTGTCGAAAGCGCTGACCTCAATCTTGTGGATGCCGGGTGTCTTGAAGCTTTCGCCGAACGGGGTGAGGACATCGGTTGGATTGCCGATCTCGAGCTTCTTGGCATTCGATGAAGTCAGCACGCCGTCGATGGCGAGGTAGATCTCCTGCGACACACCACACGCCTCGTCGACGACAACAAGGACGTTGCTCTCATGAAACCCCTGGAACCGTTCCGGGTCTTTGTGTGGTGCGGTGAATCCCCACGCCCACCAATCGCGGTCGAGTTTCAATTCCTGGGTCAGGCATCGCCCCGCGAGCGGGAAGCGGGCCCGGCTGTGCGCTATACCGATCTCCTTCCAGAGAATTCCTTTGACCTGCCGGTCGGTCGGACCCGTCGAGATGACGATTGATGGCCGGTGCGTGTAGAGAAACCAGAGCACGACCCGCGCAGCGATCCAGTCTTTACCGATGCCGTGGCAACTACGAACAGCGACCTCCTTGTGGTCCCGCACCGCTTCGAGGATGCGGACCTGCTCGGGCCAGGGGTCGTCGCCAAGAATGGTACGCACCCACCACTCTGGATCCTCGCGACCAAGTTTGAGGACCTTGGCGACTTGTTCAGGGGTTGGTTTCATCGTCGATCAGATCAGCGATCCCCTTGGACCACTTGGTGAGTCGAAATTCACGCACAACACGAATGGTACATGCGTCGGTGTCGCGGTCCGTGGAGATCTCGCGCCTAATTTCAAACGCGGTCAACCGCACATCATCAATCCTGGCGCCACTGAGCCTTGCTGCCAACACGTTCAGTAAACGGATCCACTCATCGTCGGTGAGATACACTGCTCGGTGATGCGTGGTCATTCATCGTCCTCCCCGAACCACTTATTGATCTCTTTGTGGATCCGAACACTGCTGACTGGATCCAATACTGGGCTAGGTGGCTTATCAACGGGATCGACATCACCGTCATTTTTCGCCAACACCTGCGCCTGCTCTACCACCTGCGTCATCCTCTTCACCACGCTGTTAGCTATCGACACCGCGTCCCTCATCGCCCATCGTATCTCCCACAACGCCTCGATTGATGACTCAGACTCTGTCGACGGTATAGTTCTCGTCACATCCGCCGCCACAGCCGCCGTCTTTAGCAACCTGTCTTGAGTCGCCTCCGCCATCGCAGTCGCTAACGCAATGTTCTTAAGCAGCTCATTTCTTGTTTTACTCATCCATCATCCTCCTTGTCGGTCAGTAAACCCAACGGCACCCGCGACTCCACGATTGGTCGCTGTTTCTCTTCAATCCTCGCGTCGGCGCTTTGCACCACCTGCGCCCAGCTCATGACGTTAATGTCGTGTACGTGTCGCTGCGGTGGTTCTATCCCGAGCAGCTTGCAGCGTCGGTCTTGCACGGCGAGAAACTGCTTCACTGAGTCAGGGTGGCCACCCTTCGCTGCTTCCCACAAGCCGGCGATCAAGTCGTCTATCCGCTCAAGCTCGAGCTGCCGCAAGTCCTCGGCCTCGGCGTCTGTGTATTTCCGCAGTCGCGCCAACGCGCGCTTCAGTATCCGTGACACCGTGGCTGCTGTGATTGGCTTCGATAAACCCTCTTGTTCTGCGATGGCCGCCCCGATCTTGGCCATCGTAGCACCGCCCTTGCGTAGCTCCACCGCCAACTGCTCACGGGCAGCTGCACGAAATTTGCTCGCTGAGCGCGGTGGCTTGGTCTTGTACATGGTCACTCTGCGGCTTCGGGCTCGCGCTTCTTGATCACAACCAACATGGTCACTCCTCGCCATCGTTGGTTTTTCTCGCCCGTAACGCCTCTTCGGCCTCTGCTCTGGTATGGAAAACATCCACCCCAACCTCGCGAGCATAGTGCCAGCCGCCAAGACAAAACGCCACTTGACCCTTCATGCGACAACTCCTGGAGTCATCAACGCGGATCTTGATTATCTCCTGCCCCTTCACAAACCACATGAGTCACCTCACCGGATGGCCACCATTGGCCATCGTTCGAGTTCGTTGAATGCGACACAGAGGCAACAGGTCCGGATCGCCAAACCCAAACATCGCCCGCTGGAACCGCTCCTCCATTGTCGGCCCGGCCCACACAGCACGACGGTTTACCCATGGGCGACGCCGCTTGATTCGCCGCTTCCAGTCGAGGTGGGATGGCGTGATTGCTCGACGTCTATGTTGCATCAAAGAGGACCTCCCTGTGTCTTTCCACCCATACCATCCGCACGCCAAGAACCAATACCCCAGGGAGTTCAACCAAAAGGCTTGCCTGATCCTCATCGTGCACGCGTACTCGTACGGCGTCATAAGCGCCAATGTGCCCAGAGGAGAGAAGTACATCTTGTCTTGACACCAAAATCTGACAGCGAGTCATGACCCCGTGCACGGTCACCAGTAGTTCATGGTCCATAGCGGTCGGCTCGACACAGCACTGCACGAATGCCTCGCGCGGTAGTTCCGGTTCGGCATCGAACTCGATCTCCTCGACATCATACCGCGCTCCACATAAACCGCAGTCACCGTCGTACGCATTGAGTTTCTCGTAACACGACGCGCAGCTGAAAAAGATTGCGTCCACGTCGGCCACGATACGGTCGCCACTCGCGATTACTTCTTGCTCGGTTCTCATGTTCACTCCCATATCTTCCTGGCGTCAGCAGCAAACAACTCAACATTGAGCTTGCGTTTTCGTCTCTTCGTCTCATGCATCGACAACGCGACGACCTCCATGCACTGCGGTCCGAATGCCTGCAGTAAGGTGTCCATACCTGCACGAAAACCACACCCGTCACCGATACACCTTATCTCGCGCTTGACGTAGTCACGGATAATGTCTCGGCGATCACACCGTGGGCATCTCGGTAGTGGTTTCTCGATTCTAGCCATTAGACCCCCGCCGCCGCATCCTCTCTTTGAGTTTCCTGGCCTTGAGTAGCGACCTCAGTGCTTGTTTGTATTCGCGGTTTCTGTCCGCCCGCCGCTCCAAGATCATGATGACCTGGACGACAGCAATCGCTCCCACTACACACCAAGCTATGGTTGTCATTGGTCCTCCTTGCACTGATACCCAAGTCTCCCCAGCATATCGATCGCCTCGTCGACGCCATGCGCCAATAGCACGCACCATCTCCTCTGGTCGAAGTGTTTGATCCACCGATCCTGTGAGTCCGTGATCTGCGCGTACCCACCGGGCCAAACATACAGCGCCACCCCGGGGATATCCGGCTTGACTGGCGGCGGTGTCAGGATGAGGATTGGTGGCGCCCCGCGATTGCGCTCATCCGTCCATGATGCACCAGACACGTCGGTCTTGGCATAACGTACACCGTTGCGACTCAACCACAGTGCGACGGTGCGCATGGCGGCGGTTGTCTTCCTGTGTCGCCCGCGGCGCCCGTTTCGCACCATGGCCCTACTAACCATCATCCTTGCCTCCAGGTCGCTTGATTGGTGTGGGTGTCCTGGACATGTCCTTGCGCACGCCACGCTCCTTCGGTATCGAGCGCCTGACCTGCTGATCACGCTTCCCTTGTTTGTCTTGCATGCTACGACAATCCGGATTCTCCGTCCGACCACACCTGACACGTGGTCGCCCACGCTCACCCATCGGCAGTAAGACACCGCAAAAGCGACAAACGCCGAACGTATGGTGGGCGGATTGCCCAGACAAAGCCCTACGCACGTCAGTAACCGCCGCATAGGCTCGGCACCCAGGTCTGTGGCGCACAGCGCCGAAGGGCTGCCCCAAAGACAAAACGCCGCAGCAGCGACAGGCCTCGGCGCCATCGGGCAGAACCAACGTCGCGATAGCGTCGGCCAGCGCCAGCGCATGCTCTCGCCAATCGTCGGTATCCAACACCATCTGCATCTTTGGCCTACCCAAACACCTATGCTCTAGTTCGCGCATTGACCACCTCCGCTCGAGCCATCCGCTTGGTCGTCACAAGAGCCGCGTACGCCTCGCACTCATCGCGGTGAGTCATCGTGCGGAACGTCTCCCCCAGATAAACCGGGGCACCACAAGACCGACAAACCTCGTCAGTCATGGCCAGATCCTCGATGACGGGCAGCAGGCTCAGGGTGAACTCTCGCCAGTCAAACACTGTCATTACCATTGCCGTACCCCATGCTACGTAGCTGCTCGACTGCGTGCTGTGCCCCGTAGGATACAAGTGTCACCCAGCCGAGATCGTGGAATGCGTCTAACCATGCGCGCTGCCCTGGTGTTGGGCGAGCACCATCGCGTGCTTTGAGCTCGAGCACGGTGCCGCGGTACCAGATGCCTGCTTCTCGGACTGCCGGCGGCGGCACCAAGATCACGATGTCTGGAACCCCCGGTTTCAACCCAGCCCGCTTCAGCTTGGCGCCAAGTCGCGGGTCGCGAATGCCCTCGTTGGGGACATGAAACCAGCCGTGCTTACCCACAACCTTGTCCAACCAATCGGCGAGGGCTACCTGTTCTTGGTGTTCAGTGGGGATTTGTCTAGCTTTTGGCATATCTAGCCTTTCTGTCACGCTGACGCCTGAGCGCGTTTTGGTGCTGTTCGATCTCCGGGCTCCTGTTAGTCCGATACTTGCGAAGCACGGCCGCACGGCGCTCTTTCCAGCAACCAGGATTCTCCTCCTCGCTGCAGCATTCTTTCTTCCCCTTCGGGATCATCTCAGCCCCACAGGCAAGGCATATCGATACGCCATTGCGCAGGGCAGGCATTACCGCTAGGACAGCTATCATCTCGCAGTCCTCTTCATGTTCACCATGTCCACCACACCAACAACATCGTCGTCTCCGTGCTATGCGATCCAGCATCCCGTGTAACAGCTCTGCGTGAGCTCGCCAGTCCGCACTACCCGCCCGGATCTCACACGCGGTGATTGTCCTACTCATGTGGTCACCTGACTCCCTGCGTCAAAAACGCACCCGGATGCTGGTTTCGCACCCGAAAAACGCACCCATTTGAGTTTACATTTACCTTGAAAAAACATGCGGTTAGGTCATTCCGCACCTGTTGCACCCGGTTTTGTTGGAGGACATACAAATTATATACGGGGTTTTTTGATCGCTCGATCGCTCGTGAAAAACTTATACCTCTACACGAGACCCTTAGTATAAGATGCGTAAGGTGCATAAGGTGCACATGTATATGGTTACTCAGTTTTTGTGCTTTTGAGCGAGGTGCACTCCGGGTGCGAACCAGGCGCGTTTTTCTAGGCATTAGACCCTCGTTTGCGAGACCTCAGGCGCAGCACGTAGCACTGCGGTCTGTCGCCGCTGGGGCCTATGGTGGCTCGCGAGGTCCGTTTGTGTCTGGATGTTCGTTTGAGCCAGCGCCGTTCAGCCCACTGTCGGACTATTGGGTCCATCTCGTAGCCGGCAGACTCAAGGGCCTCGCGGAGGGCGGGTGTTGTGAAGGCTAACTCATCACCCTTCCAAGAGCCTAACCAGCGCGAAGGTGGGTTATCGCCATAGGCTTTCTCGGTACGCCTACCCCAAAATAACTCCTGACGTTCCACAGCCCATGCATGCACATGACTGAAGGCCTCCTTGGCTCTGTCTGCATCACGCAGAGACTCGGTTACCCCACCTAGCAACTTGACCCATGGCGATTGGTACTCCCATGGGAGTTCCAAGGCTTCATGAACGAGCAACCCAGCGAATTCTAGAACAGCCACGCCATAACCCATCCGGGATGCCACAGCGACATTGACACCTTGACGTAGCTCGTCAAAGACCCGTGTATTAACGGCGGCATAGCGCTCTCTAAGTTCGTCGACGTCTTGCCTGAGTAGCCACTCCACAAACCGTGGTCCGGCGTGGCCGTAGTTACTGAAGATGGCCTCTTCGAGGTTGCGGATCTGCACCGCGATTTCAGCAGATGTCCGGCCAAATGGCGGCCCCCAAAGAGGCAGGCATCGAGCTGCTGTGCCACCGTCCTTGGTGAAATCAATCGCTCTGCGCTCACCGGTAGATAGCAGGATGGTGCGCCAACCAGCAGTGGCGCGACTACCACTGATGGCTCCCCTTGTCTTGCCGTGACCAACCGCAGCCTGATACAGGATATCGGAGACCATCTGCGGCCTGACCGCGGTCTTGGTGTCGTCTAGGATGATGGGTAGACTTTGCAGGGCACCAGCAAGACGCTCGAATCCGACCATCGTGGTGTTCCAGGTTTGGATCAGGCTGTACCCGCTGCGCTCGTCAGGGTTACCCCAGGCCGACGCAGCGGCACGCAACACCACAGTCTTGCCGGTGGAGGTCCGGTGGCTCCAGTCCACAATGAAGCCGGGCTTACACAGAAGCTCGAGTAGTGGGGTTGCCAACGACGCATAGACCCCGACCATCACCCGCGGGTACGGTGCCAACCCTGCAATGGCTGCACGCCAGGTCTCAAAGTCGCCGGTTGGCTTAAGCGCCTTGACTAGCTGAGCCTCTCCATCACCGGGAGGATGAAACAGTATTGGCGCCCCCGGGCCGACAGCAATCAACCTGTCGCCGGCAAGGAACCCTCGGCGGACGCCATCGCGGACCCAACCCATTTGCTCTGAGATGGCCTCATTGGGCATGGCTGGAACATTGGCGGTCTCGTAATCGGCAAGGTAGCGCACGACCTCGACACGGTTGTTGCTGTTGACGGGGAACCCTCGTCCGGCCAGGGCAGGTACAATCTTGGCAGCGTCGTGCAGCTGCGCCCGTGGGATAGTTGCTTTGCGCCACTTCCATGAGGCTTTCCACTGGACCTCGAGGTACTTCGACCCATCCGCCAAATTGTTGTGCCAGCGGCTGATCACAATTGGCTTGTAGGCGACCGGTATCCTGACGACTTGGTCGCCCTTCTCTGCTTCGCGCAAGACGCAGGCGGTGCCATTGGTTGACTCATCGCGGATGGTCCAACCAGTGGGAATGACATGATGCTCACCGACAGGAGCATCGGCGAGGACGTCTTTGACCTTCGCGATATAGTTGGGTTTGACCACACGCAGCGGCGCGTCGCCCGAGGCCTTTTTGGACCCCAGCTGCCGCATGGCTTTGGATACCAGTGTCCACCGCCCACCCTTGAGCCGCCCCTTGATTTCGTCGACCTGGGCTGCGTAGGTGGCGAGGTCGTCGCACATGGCCTTGATCACCCGGATATTATCTGGGAGCAGGGCCTCCTTTTCTGGTTGCGGGCTGGAGCCGAGGAGGGTCAGCAGGGCATCCACCTTGTCTGCTGTCGGAAGATCCTCACGCCCGAGCAGCTCTCGGGTAATCGGCACCAGGGCTCGATCGATCTGCTCCTCGGCGTAGTCCGTCTGCTCTTCGTCGAATTTCTCGGCTAGCTCTTTCCAAGTCAGCTCATCATCACTCATGACTCACCCATCGCCCGTCTTGGCCATTGACCAAAAATTGCTTTGTACCTGTAGGCCGCCCACCCCGGTTTGTACCCTTTGCTCTTACCTATCTCTGCGAGTCGGTGGAATTCCTTTTGTCGGGCATCCAATGAAGCCGTTCTCGCAGCGCGTGCATTGTTGGTGAACTGCACGTTCTCACACACGAGGCAGTGCACACCGACGCGAAACTGTCCCAACTTACGCGAACTGAACGTCCGCGTGTTGGTACTCTGGCATTTCTCGCAGGCGGGGCGGTCTTCTGGGCGCATCGGGCTGAGTTCACCGTCGTGTTGCTCTGGACCCCTACGCTCCGATGGCGGCGAGTATTGTTGCTGTAATGCCTTGCAGGACGGGCACCGCGCCGCCTTCGCGGGCATGACCGCAAAACACGCTTTGCACACCTTGACCGCCGGCTGTTGTGGCTTCTTCTTGGCGGTGTCGTCGAGCGTGTAGTCGATGTCATCCTCGACGAAGCCGTGTTCGTACACGCAGCCAGCATGGTCCAACACGAGACAATCGTCCTTGCCTTCGGTGGGCCGCATGATGCGTCCGACCATCTGTCTGAACTTCACCGATGACTTCGTGGGTCGCGCCAAGATGGCGCATGAGAGTATTGGCAAGTCGTAGCCCTCGGTGATGACGTCGCAATTGGAGACAACCATTGTTTGGCCGGTGGCGAGTCGACCCAGAATGGCGGTGCGCTCCTTCTCGGGCATCGACCCATCTACATGCTCCGCGGCTACCCCGGCAGCGACAAAACTCTCTGCGATGTGCTTTGAGTGCTTGACCGATGTGGCAAAGACCACGGTGCGGCGGTCGCCGCCCAGGCTTTGCCAATGTGCTACTATGTCGCCAATCAGCTTCGGTTTGTCCATGCGCAGCTCGATCTCGTCCTGTGCGTAGTCACCGCCTCGGATCTTGACGCCGCGAAAGTTCGGCCGACTGGGGGCAAAGACCTTCGGGACAAGCAGGTACCCCTTGTCAACTAACTCGCGCACACTGGCGGTGATGACTAGATCCTCGTAGATTTTACCGAGGCCGCGACCATCCGTGCGCCAAGGGGTTGCGGTCAGACCCAGCACCTTTGCCTCGGGGTAGTGGTTGAGGATTTTTAGGTACGTGTCGGCGAGACACCGGTGGGCTTCGTCGATGATAATGAGTCCGGCGGGCGGCTTCTTGCGACGGACCAGGGTCTGCACACTGGCAACCTGTACCGGTAGCCACGGCCGTGCTCGCGGATGATCTGCCTTGATGATGCCATGGTCAACACCGATCTCGTCGAGCTTGCGGGAGCACTGGTCAATGAGTTCCAGGCGGTGGGCCAAGAAGAGGATCTGCGTGCCCTTGGCCACGGCGGACTCGATCACCGCGGCGGCCACCACGGTTTTGCCGCTACCTGTCGGCGCGACAAGCAACAGACGCTGTGTGCCAGCTACGGCCTTTTGTCGCAGAGTCGTGATGGCTTGAGACTGGTATGGGCGGAGACTGTATTTCATCGGCTCATTACTTGATCAGGATCTCGCGCCTAACAATCTGGCCATTCTTTCCATGTGATCTGATCTCGACGGAGTCGGCCTTGGCTGCGTGGCGGAGTAACATAAGAGCACGCCTCAGCGCCTCCGATTTACCAACACCAAGCTCCTTTGCCGCCTCTTCCAGTGCCTCCGTAAAGTTTTCTGATAGCCGAACCGCGTACCGCGAGCCCATGATTGCCTCTTTTCGCAGGTCAGTTGCCAAGACTGTATTCGCAGGTGTAGCACCACATGTAGTGAGATGGCGCTATGACCACGAAACCGTGCGATGTCTTGACGGCGGTGGTTCGCTTGTTTTTTAGGAGATCCAGAGCCATCAAGAGCACGGTCTTGTTCAAGGTGTCACTCATTGCGTTCTCTCCCGCAGCTACAACAACGCTGCTTTTTGACTGCATTTCTCTGCCCGCAGCGCAGGCATGTCCATCTCCCCTTGGTCAGATCGCGGCATATTGGACACTCAAGTTCCAGCTTGGTTTGGTGCAGTCCAAGGGTATGGTTGAGCACGTGTCCATCGCGCGTTGTCACGATCATTCCCCCTCCTGGTTACAGGCCTGAACGGTCTCTGTTTGCAGGCACCAGCACCCGTCATCGTCCTTGGTAAACTCCAGGACGATCCCCACACGCGCACCCTTGTGTGGTGTGCAATTCCACGTACAGGTCAACGTGTCGCCATAACATAGCCAGGCCTCATCCGCGCCGAAGCAGGCCACGAGTTCCTGGCACGCGGCGTCAATGTGGTACAACTCCCCATTGCGTTCGGCTAACTCACGCGGCGTGAGCTCGTGGCGCTCAAGACCACATACACCAAGCGCCAACGAAGCAAACACGATTTTCTTCAATACTGCCATGTGTCCTCCAATCCCTACGGCACGATTTCAAATCTGTCTACGCGCACTACCTATCGTCACTGACCACGACCAATCGGTTGTTGCCGCGACCCTTGTTTTGCGTCAGTAGCCGATGCAGCGCACGTGTCGTGTCGAGTGCCAAACAGGCCTCGCAGTCGTCGTGGTGGTCCAGCTTCCCGTTGTCGCGGCGCGGTCCTCCGCACCACACGCACTTCTGGATCAGGCTGGTCCGCGGGCTCACGATGGCTTTGCGGACTATGTCCGCTAGCAGGTCGCATTGAGCAACCCAGTCAGACAACGCCGTCTTGCCATTGAGTACAGATGAAAAGCTTTGCCTCTGATCCTTGCGTCGGCGGTCGTAGTCTTGCCTCTTTGCGCGCTGATGCAATCGATGGCAGGTCGGGTCCTCGCTCTTGGCGCAGCTGACCTTACCGTGCCTTTGGGCAATCGGTTTGCCGCAGTGAATGCAGACGCTTGTTTGATTTTCGCCCCCGTCAAGCATGATCACCTCGTTGTTGCATGACCGGCCGATGCCACGAGTGCACTCGTCCACACGCCTTGCACTGCCATGGCATGAAACCACGTACCTTGTTGCGGCGACCGCAACGCTCACACCAGATGATGTTGTCAGCGAGATCGCTACAACGCGGGCAGCGTGGATCGAGGCGCTCACTGTGTTTGCCGGCCGTGTGGTCGACGAGTGCCTTAGCCCTTGTTGTGGTTGCAGTCGCTATCATTGTCGTTCTCCGCCTCTGTGATTGCTTTGGCGATTGCGAGCATCTGTTTTGGACTCGGTTGCGCCCCGACAAACAGAACGGTCTTGGCGCCCTTGCGATAGCCACGGTTGTGACCAAAGCAAAATCCTGCGATTGCAGCGCAGAGCAGTGCGCCGATGAGCTCTAGTTCCATTTGCAATCCTCCTTGTTTGCGGTGTAACCGGACCGGTTGTGCATCGCGGCCCTTCGCGCATCGGCCAGAGCTTCATGATAACCAGCTAGGCGACCAGTGCGGAAACCACGCTCGTGACCGAGCAGAAATCCAGCGAGCACAGCTCCGGAGCAAACTAGCCAACTGATGATATCTAAGGCCATGATTGTTGATCTCCGTTACTTACCGTTGTTGATAACTGTGCGCGTTCCGCACCCACCTACAGCAGGGTCGCAAAGCCAGCCGGACTCGTGATAGATGTTCTTTCCTTCGCCACGAGTCTCCACGTAGCGAGTTATGCGGCGCGCGCAGTTGGGGCAGCATGGGGGGTCGACTTTTCCTGACATCACTCATCCTCCTTGTTTTCATTGGGTGAGAAGCAAACCCGCGAGTCGCGCCACTCGTCTGCAACTCGCGGGTCTTCAAAGTCGGCAATCGTCCAAGCCATTGGGTCGTCTTCGCGGTAGGCCTTCTGTGCGCACTCGAGGTGGTACCCACAGTCCCACTCACGCGACAGGTATTGTTTGCCACCGGGCTGATGACAGAACCAACATGGCGAAGGTGTTGTGGTCATTCGCACCCCCACTCCAATTCTTTCACCGCCTCAGGGTTCTGACTCAGCCAGCTAAGCAGCTTGTTCACCCTCAGCGACACGACCGCTATCCGCGGACGGATGAGTCCATTGTTTGCGCGGGACAACTCGTTGTCGGCAGATATTGCGGTGAGTAGTACCGCGATGTCGGACTGCAGCTTGAAAAGCTCTTGGCGAGTCATGGCACAATCACCTTCCCGTGCCGCGAGAAGACCTCGCAGAACCGCAAGCTGACGTTGTAGCTGCGCGCGAAGAGGGCAACCACATGCGATTGCGTGGGTTGCTTCTCGGGCTCGCCGGTATCGGGATGCAGAAAGTGGATCCGCGGATTGACGAAGCACAGCCGGTTGAGATCCCAGCTGCGCAGCGCAGTCCACAACAGCGCGAACCATTTCTCTGATGTCCGCGCCGTCACCAGTAGTAGACCGTTTTTCATCTGCCCCCGGGTGAACTCGGCGGCCATCTTGTGGGACCAGATCCCTTGATTGCTCTCGTTACCGGTCTTCCCGTAAGGTGGGTTGAGCCAAACGTTGCCCCTCCATGACTTCGTAAGCCCGTTGTCCTGGCGGGGGTAGATCCGCTGTGCTCGCACCAACTTGTTGGCCTCTGGCGTCGAAGCTGGGTCGAGGTCAATACGACAACCAAACACTTCGCGCGC